ATGGTGACAACTGGGACATAATTCGTATATCGGAGCAAGGCAGAAACGATCGTTTAATACTTGAAACGCAGGTAACAGAATGAACGAACAAATAGCAAAGGAAGTCGAGGAGCTGTTAAAAGAATTTAGGCAGATAGCGCGCAACGCCAAGCGTGGTACAAGCGCTATTTTAACCAAGTCAGCAAAACCGGTAGTAGCAGCCCTTTACCGGGCAGCACCACACGGACGCAAAGTCCATAAACGGTACAGTACTGCAAAACTCGTTAAGAGTATGCGCGCGCCAAAGGGCCGAGGTAATGTAGTAGCGACTTATTATCCGGGCAACCTCGCTGCATCGTTTGACGTTTTACGCTTTAAGCAAAGCAAGTATGCCGTTTTTGTAGGAGCTAAATTAGCAAAGGGAACCGCCCAAGGCGTTTTTGGGCCATTCGGCAAAACGGATGGATACTACGCTCACATGATTGAAAAAGGCACGCGCCACACACCGCCCAGGCCGTTTATTTTGCCTACATGGATAATGATGAAGGAGCGCACACAAAAAACGATTGTAGAGGGCTTAAAAGCCAAAATCAAACGCCTAAAAAAAGTATAATGAACGTTCAAGGCCCGATACGAAAAATAATAGCAGATAATCCAAATGCGTTTGCCTTATTTGGTACGCGCGTTTATCCGGTAGTTGCGCCGCAAAGCGCCGCGCTTCCATTTGCTGTTGTTACGGTAGTAGGCTCTAATCCAGCGCATAATAAAAGCGCTGCAAGTTGGGTAGATAATGTTTTGGTTGAGGTCGCAATTTGGGGAGTATCGTTCGATGAAACGCGACAAGCAGAGGAAGCATTTAGGCGCGCAATAGATTTTTTTCGCGGCGATGTTACATTTCAACTTGAACTAACTGCAATAGATGGAATAAGATACGAGCAAGTTAGACAGATTTACGACAATGACTCCGGCTACCATTGCCACATTGCACAATATACGGTTAGGATTAATCGACAAAATCAGGTCGGCCCGCCATTGCCCGTTAAGGGTTTATTTTTTCGCGATGATAGTGAGGCGATTGCCGACGGATTAAATGTTGGTGATCTTTACTTTTTAAGTCAGGATAATTACTATGGTATGCCTTATGGCATCCTTAAAATGATAGGATAATGAAATACCTTTTAATAATTGCCGCGCTTTTTTGCAGTTTACCGCAAATTTCCGCACAAAATAACATTGCATACGGCGCCGGAATTAGTTATACTAACGGCGCGCCTTCATTTGTGCCTCCTGCACGTACTTCGCGAGTTGCTATTGACACCGTAACAGGGAAATGGTATCACTACAACACGCCCGGAGGATGGCAATTACTTGGAAACACAATCGAGGAAATTGCAGGATGCACGACACCGGCATACACTCCCACGAAAGGCGATAGTAAGGTAGTAATTAATAATTGTACGACTCCGGAGGTTTATTTTTATAATGGCTCTACATGGGTTCAAATTGGCAGCGGCTCTACTTTGGCCGCAGGCGAAGGCATTAGGATTGAGAACGATACAATTATACTTGACAGCCTTAATTACCTGCAATTTCGCACAGGCAGTGCGCTTGATGGCTCAGTTGGTCGTGTCCAATGGAATGACACGGATGGAACACTTACTTTGCTATTAAAGGGCGGCAATGTAACTTTACAAATAGGAGAGAAAGAAGTAAGTTTAGTGAAGCATGCCGATAACACAGGACTTACAGAGGGTAAAGTAGTGTACATTGTAGGCGCAGATGGAACAAATAAAACGGTACGCTATGCACTTGCAACAGCAGATGCAACAAGCGCTACCACGTTTGGGTTAATGGCAGAAAGTGCCACAGGCGGAAACAAAGCATTTTGCACGACGTTCGGTTTGGTTCGCAACCTTAACACTACTAACCTAACAGAAGGCGACATAGTATGGTTATCAGCCGACACCGCAGGAGCAATGACAGCCGTAAGACCAACAGCTCCCAAACATGGCGTAATGATTGGATTTTGTGTTCGCAAACATGCAACGCAGGGCGCTATTTTTGTACAAGTGCAAAACGGATATGAGCTTAACGAACTACACGACGTTTTTGTGCCGAATCCTATCAATAACCAGGTATTAACTTGGGATAACATTGACAAGCGATGGGAGGCAAAAACCGTTGCAGATAGTAGTGCTACAAACGAGCTGCAAACGCTATCAGTAGCAGCAAACACAGCTACACTTTCGAATTCAGGAGGGTCGGTAACTATTGCAGGCGCTGGGATTAATACCGTAGGTACAGCGGGTACTACTATTACGGTCACAGGTACGGAGGTGGATGGAAGTGTAAGCAATGAGCTGCAAACGTTATCTACTGGAACCAATACTTTAACTTTATCGAATGGCGGCGGTACTGTTACGGTTGATACAGATCCAAATGACGACGTTACAGGCTCAGGAACAAGCGGACAGGTATCATTTTGGACAGGAGCGCAAACGCAAAGTGGAAGTACCGGATTGACCTTTGATAATAATTTGAGAAACCTAGAGTTATCAGCGCCAAGCACGCGCGATCCTTTTTTTAGAGTTGTTGGAGGTACGGTTGACTTTAGACTACAAACATTTGGCGCTTTTGGGTACGCTAACTTTGGCACATATTCAAATCATCCTTATTTTATATTTGCCAACAATGGCCCGGTTGCTCGTTTTTCTTCGGATGGTCGATTCACATTATCTCCTGCCTTCCCATCAAATTGGAATACAAGTGAAAGGATGCAGGTAAACGGATCGGTTCGTTTTACCGAAACAACATATTTATCGACTCAATCTGGATTTAATACAATAGTTGGAAGCTATACTGCACCATCAGCCAGATTTCAAGTAGTAGGAGGTGGAAGTACATCCTCCACCTGGACAGCGCAATTTCATAATTCCGCAGGCAACAACAATGCGTTTATGATTCGTGACGATGGTAATATTGGAGTAAGAACCAACGCGCCCACCGACTTAATCGACATTAATGGCGCCAATGGCTACTCGCAACTACGCCTCCGTACAGCATACACACCAACAGGCACAGCCGATGGAAATGGCAATACTGGTGACGTTGCTTGGGATGCAAATTACATTTATATTAAAACCGCAGCGGGCTGGAAGCGCAGCGCACTATCAACTTTCTAAATAATTAAGACAATGAAAAATACACTAATATTTACCCTACTCCTAACAGCGCTACAAATGCAAGCGCAAACAATAATCACAGATACAACCTTCATCACGCCAACCGCGCAGGGGCTATACCTTACGCATTTGACAATTGACGACACCGGTAAGCGCATACAAACAGATGTACCCATCACAGATACCGTTCAGCAGGTACAAGCGCTTAGGCAGTTGTCAAGCCAAGAAATAGGCAGGCGGGTAGCGGATATGCGAGTAGTTCAAAAATACAGAAGTGAAATAGGAGGGATGATCCGAGATGGCAACCAAATAGAGCAGGCCTACGGTGTAATTTTGTTCGATACAACAGGACAAAAGGATTTAACGCTGCAAACGTGGGCGCTTAAAGGATACACCCAACAAACAACTATATTTTTTCGGGTTGTTAAAGTGCAAGGTTTAGAACGTTTGCAGTGGTCGTTTACAAAGGCGGCAGGAACTTGGAAGCGGGCCTACTATTCACCGGGCTATCTTCGTTTGACTGAATGGAATGTGGAAGGCTTTATTGAGTATTTCCAAAATGGAAACAACTGGTATTCACTTGGTACGGATTATGTGATTCGGCCCGCAACAGTTGTAAAGCGATGATGGAATTTTTAAAGTACGCGCTTTTTGGAGTTTTCGCCGGTTTTGGATTTATGGCAGGCATGGTTTGCTTTACTTGGATTGAAGATAATTTTAAGCGACCGAAAAAAAGATTTTAAGACAAATACCCAAATAAACAAATGCAACAACTATACGACCTCTTCGCTTCTAAACTAAAAGATCAAGGACTTTCAGTAATATTTTTCGTTGGTTCTACTTGGTTTTTTTTCAATATGTGGGGATCGACTGAAAAAAAATTGGAATCCAAAATCGAAGACTTAAACGCGCTTTTGGTAAATTGCGATCGAGAGCGTAAAGATTTGGCCGTTGAGGTCGCTAAAATGCAAGAACGCTTAAACACTATTCAACTTAAAAAATAATGGATAGATACCAATTTATCAAACAATGGGTAGATCAGTCGGCAGGCGGCAAAGTTTATTTGCCTGGTTATTGCGTTCGTTTAGGGGCAGACGCAAAGGCGCTGTTAGATCAGGGCATTATAAAACCGATTGCAGACTTTACTCTTTGTCGAAAAAACGCGTTAGCGGGTAATGCTTGTACACCTTTAACCGAAGAACAAGCCGCCGCCCTTGAAACGTTCGAGCCGTCAATCGCTGACGAAATAACAATACCTACACCGCCCAAATCCTTTTCACGTTCTAAATAAATTCCATTATGCCAACAACAGGCGTTTTAAATTCCCGTTTGGCAGTAATACAAGTTGGATCAGCGACTATTACTTGCCTTGTAGATGCCAATTTAAGCATCTCAATGTCGCCACGCGACACCACTTGCAAAGATACCGATTCGTGGGGCAGTCAGCTTCCCGGCCGGTTGTCGTGGGAAATGTCCGGTAGTGCCATGTTCGCATGGGATAGCACCTACACTTTTGACGACTTGTACGCCTTGATAAATGGCGGCACAACTGCTACAATCAAATGGGGCACGACCGTATCCGGTGACAAGATCTACTCCGGTACTGGCATGCTTACAAGCCTAAGCGCGTCTTCGTCAGGTGTTGACGAAAACGTAACCTACGATTTCACTTTTGTAGGGACAGGCGCTTTATCCGAAACAACAAATCCTTAATGCTTGGCCCGGCTTATGTCGGGCCTTATTTCTTTTTTGAACTATGGTCAATTATTTAGATTTTAACGGAACTCAAACGCCTATCAAATTCGGATTTGGCGCACTTTACCACTACGAAAAATTAACGGGCCGCACGGCTTTACGGGATTTTTCGGAGTCCATTCAAGGCGGTGAGGCAGAGATTAAAATTAGCTTTATTGCCGATCTTGCATTTGCAGGATTTTTAAATGGCGGCAAAGCAACAAAAAAACCTTTTGCGGCATCGGTTGAAGATGTTGCCGACTGGCTAACCGGAGAAACAATCGCTAAAATAATGGAGCTTTTTGCCGAGTCAATGCCAAAGGCGAAAGGAGATGAAACACAATCGGGGGAGCCGCAACCGACAGCCTAACGGATTGGGAGTCGCTCGAACAAACAGCGGCTTGGGTTGGTTTGTCGGAGGATGATTTTTACAACACTTCGCCGCGCTATTTTACATCAATGGTCAAGGCGAAGAATGATCAAATGAAGGAATCTTGGATTCAAGCGCGTCAAATTGGGTACTGGGCTATATTACCACATACAGGCAAAAAGCGTATCAAGCCAACCGATTTAGGCCGTTTTGGATGGGAAGAAAGTAAGTTTAAAGGCATACAGGTAACGGAGGCAGAGTTAAAGAAACAAGCCGAGTTGATGCTCGCAATGTTTGAAGCAAACACTAAACGAATTGTAAACTAATGGCAGTTAGCGACTTAAATGTACGAATAGCGGTCTATTTTAGGGAGTTTGACCGCTCTATGAGGCAAGTGGAGCGTAGGATGATGCAAACATCTGAAAAACTCCGATCTATTGCCGACGATATGTCGATGTCAATAACATTGCCTTTAATTGGAGTAGGAGCCGCCGCGATTAAGGCCGCTGGTGACTTTGAAGCGCTTGACAAGGCATTGAGTACAACAATGCGCAATGCCGGCTATACAACGCAGCAAGCGACCGAAGAACTTGAAAAGCTTCGCCAAATTGCGCTTGCTCCTGGTATTGACTTGGAACAAGCTGTTAAAGGCTCCATTCGTTTGCAGTCGGTTGGATTTTCAGCCGAGCGCGCAAGAACGACACTTGTAGAGCTTGCTAACGCCTTAGCCGCGTCGGGCGGTAGTGCGGAGCAGCTTGACGGAGTTACTCGGCAATTCTCGCAGATGTCGTCTAAAGGCAGAATCTTACAGGAGGACTTGACAATTATTTTGGAAAATATGCCGGGCCTTGCAAAAACTATCAAAGACACCTTCGGTACAATTAGCGCCGAAGCATTAAGAAAAGCGGGCGTATCAGCGGACGAGTTCATCGACAAAATTACACAGGGACTTGCAAAAACCGAGCGCGTACAAGGCGGAATTGCAAACGCGGTAAACAATGCGCAAAGCGCGTTAAAGCAGTTTTTTGCGACGATTGGAAACGAAATAAACAAGGTTTATAATGTCAATGAAGTTGCGGATAGATTTGGAGAAACATTAAATAGACTTGCCACTTATTTTCGTCTACTCGATCCGGAAACGAAAAAAAGTATTTTAAATTACGCATTATATGCCGCCGCAATCGGGCCGGCTATTAAAGTTATGCAATTGTTTTATTCCGGAGGAGTTGCGGTTGTTACAGGATTAAGGGCAATAGGAGGTGGATTAGAGTTTATAATTAAAAAGATTTCTAAAACAATAGTTGCATTTGTGGAGCTAAATGCAGCGCAAAAAATATTTGCAAGCGCTGGCGCTATTATAGCAATTGCCGCAATTGTTCAAGTCTATAACTCCGTTACCGAATCGTTAAACGATTTGCGAAGCGAATATAACTTATTGAACGCAGCGAAAAAAACCGAAGCAGAAATAAGGCAGCGCGGCAACGAATTAGCGGGTGAAGAATTGGGAAAAGTAAACGCATTAATTGCGGTAGCGAAAAATGAAGCAGCAAGCAAGGAAGAAAGAACACGCGCTTTACTTGCGCTTCAAAAAGAATATCCAGCTTACTTCGCAAATATTCAAACTGAAAAAATAGACGTTGCGCAACTTGAAAAAGGATATATTGCTTTAAAAGATTCAATAACAAAAAGTGCGCTTGCAAGAGCTGGGAACGAAAGGCTCACAAAGCTTTCTGATGAGCAATTATCAATTGAGCAAGAACTTGTAAGGCAGCAAGAGTACTATAATAGTTCATTATCAAATGAAACGGAATTAAGGATAATAAATAATAGTATTACAGAAGCTACAAGAACAAAGGAATTAAAACTATTAGCAGAAAAGCGCAGATCTTGGAAGATAGAGTTTGACGCAACGCAAAAAGCATTAGAGTACAAGAAAAAAGAAATTGACGCAATCGCAAACGGAGTAGCATCTGTTCAATCAAGCATCGCAACAACGAACGCGGCAACAACCGCAAATGAAGATTTAGCGCAATCAAACAACGAAGCAGCAGCGGCGGCGGCGGCACTGGCAGCAAGCGAAAAAAATAAGAACAAAGTTTTAGCCGAGCAAAAAGACCGATACAAGGAACTTTTTGACTTAATGGACGAAACAGAAGCGCGGGCAATAAAATTAAAAGCAGCGACGCGGGCTTATTATGATGCGATTGCAATACAGCGTTTTCAGGGCAATTTTGGAGCAGATCCGACCGCGCCAAGCGAGGGAGATATTATCTCCGCCTTTCCACAGGCAGACCAACAAACGCCTGGTATATCATTTACGAACGAAGAGCTTTCAAGCTTAGACGCGCTAAGGGAAAAGCTCAAATTAACAAGGGAAGAACAGGAAGCGTTTACTTATTCAACAGGCGATTTTTTCGCGATGTGGAAGGACGGCGGTGAAGCTCAAAAAGCGATGACCGATTCCGTTTTAAACTCAATCCAAACATTAAACAGTCAAGGGTCGGCATCGTTTCAGGAATATGCAGCGGCGGCGGTTAGTTCTGCATTACAGGTCGCAAAATCAATGGCAATTGAGGGTATATTTAAAGCGGTTAGTTCTGCAATGAAGCTGCCATTCCCGGCAAACATCGCAGCGGGCGCACTCGCAGCGGGCGCGGCATCGGCGCTGTTTAACGGACTGCAATCAAAGATACAGCCTCCTAAACTCGCCCAGGGTGGTTTGGCTTACGGGCCTACTCTTGCAATGGTCGGAGATAACAGAATGGCGGGAATAGATCCGGAGGTTATTGCGCCGCTTTCTAAATTGCAAGATATGTTAGGCGGCTCGCAGCGGGTCGAAGTTATGGGTAAAATATCCGGACGCGATTTGATGCTGGTTATGAACAAAGAAGTTGAATCAACAAATAGATACCGATAATGGCCGCAATACGATTTAAGGCAGAATTTGACTCTTTTAGTGGCGACCGTTATACAATCGAGATTTGGGATAGATCCTACTCAGGAGACCCAATTCCGTTCAATCCTGACTCGCGCGGATTTGCGCTTACCCACGAAGCAAGCGACCGGATTAGTAGAATAATGGGGACGGAGTGCCAATTCGTTATGTACGCCGAAAATGCAAGCCACGAGCTATTTATTACTGATTTGATTGCAAGCGAGGAAGGGCGCTTCGTTGTAAATATAACAAAAGGCACTACGCCGTCGGCATATTGGCGCGGGGTTATACTCCCCGACATTGGCAGTTATGAGGATGCAAGTTACCCATACCAAATTAACGTCACGGCGACGGATGGAATAGCGAGTTTAAAGGATATTAAGTACAACAACGCAGGAACGGCCTACACAGGCAAAGCGCGCCTAATGGATCACTTAATAAACGCACTTTCAAAAATCCGATATGTTGATGTACTGTTTACTCCTACACAGCACTTTATTAGCTCTTTTATAGATTGGTGGGAAAACGATCACGCCGCGACCGCGTCCGATCCGTGCGCGTTGTACCAAACGTACGCCGATCATTCAGTTTTTTATAAGGACGAAAAAGGGGTTAAGGACTATTTATCATGTTATGAGGTAATAGAAAATATCCTAACTAATTTTCACGCGAGAATTACGTTTAACAACGGAACGTTTTGGATTGAACAGATACCATACCGAACCGCCGCGACGGTGGTAGGGCGCAATTACGACCGCTCAAAAAACTATTTAGGATCGGGCAATTTCAGCGCCATAAATACAATCAATCAAACAAATACACTCGCACTCGAAGCGACTGGAAGGTACGAGTTTTTGCCACCGCTAAAAGAACACCGGCATACTTTTTTGGCTCTTGAACGGTTCAATCTGTTGTCAGGAGTTGCGGCGTTTACAGATACGAACTTTACAGCCGTAACGGTTCCAAAGCCTATTAACAGCAATAGCGGAAATACCTATTTTAGGATTTCCGCCAACCTTCAATTTACGCTATCAAGTAACACCGCGCCCGGATCGGCGTTTCAACCTTTTGTTTGCTTATTTAGATTCCGTCTAAAAATAGGCTCACTTTATGCGCGCCGCACATATACTCTGACTCCGCAATACCAGGTGCAATACTCGCAGATTGATTTTGTGTCCGGAGTTGAATATATCTATTACGCCGTACCGATTTCTAACGGATTCTTTTTAAGCAACACAACAAGCGCGATATTCAGCTTTACCAATTTGATAGAACTTGTTACTACTCAAATTGGCATTAATTCGGACGACTTTGAATTTAATTTTGAGTTCATCCGTTACGAAAAGTACGACGGTACAACGATAACCGGCACAACGTTTGACCTTACCTACCAATTAGGCAATCAAACACTTTTAATACTTCCCGACATTGCCACTGATGAGTACGAATACACATCGACAAACTACTTATTCCCAAATAATAGCGTTGTCACTCAAACAAAGTCACTTTTAGGCACGTCCGAAAATCCAAACGCATTGGGCGCTTTATGGGTTTATAAGTCAAGCGCCTACGAACTTGCGAACCTTTGGGGGCCGGGTACAGATCCTAAAAACAAGAGATTAGAATATCTGCTTTGCGAATTTATAGTCGCGGGGCAGTACGTACCAATTAGGAAGCTACAAGGGAACGTTTTTGGGAACCTCACTACATTAGGCCGGGTCAATTGGCGCTCTTCGGTTTGGTTGTTAATGCGCGGTACTTGGACAGCCAATGACGATTCAATGTCTGGAGAGTGGTTTGAGTTAAAGTATGGTACAGGCTTTAGCACATCGGCGCCGGTCAAAAAAATAGTCACTGCCAACGATCCGCAAATACCTACCGTTCCGCAGACATCGAGTTCAACCGGGCCATCTTACGAACTTGTCGCCAAGCCTCCCGGCACTTTGATTGCGCCTTTGTCGCTCAC